GGCTTTTACAGTCTCCGGGTTTCGTGTTGAACCACAGGTGTTCCCTTGGCTTAAGCAGGTCTCAACTGCTTGGACGAAGTGGATCATGTCCGGGTGCGTCTTCGAGTACATTCCCCTATCTGGGTACGCTGTGTCAGGTACCAGTGCAGCTCTCGGCTCTGTGTCGTTTGCCAGCATTAGTGACGTTGGGCAGGTTACCGGTGGCTTTCCAGTCACCAAGGTTGACCTCCTGACGTATGACAACAGCGTGTCTGGTTCCCCTGCGGCGCCACTCTCACTCGGAGTCGAGTGTGCGCCCGACATGACCCAAATGCCTGTGAAGTACATTCGCGGTGCCGGCCTTGCCGGTGGCACGTTTGTTACGGACCAGGTAGCATTGGCGCAGGTACAGTACATTACTGGAGGCTCTCCAGGTACCTACATCTGTGGCGAGTTATGGGTGACATACGATATTGTGTTGCTCGAACCTCGCAAGTTCATTTTGATCCCGCCTCCTGCATCGCAGCTTACTAAGCTGGCGCAGGAGTTCGTTCGTTTGAACGATGAGTATGAGGACCTGCTTGACGCAGGTCCGTTCGTTTCGCTCAACCCTGAGGACTTCCTGCGCAAGCAAGGTCGCATCTCGGTGTTGTCTTCTAGATTGGCTTCGGCCAGTATGGAAGAGGGACGATCGGATTACCACATCGCATGCCAACTGCTCATCCTCGCTCGCGAGGCTGGGTTGGAGTCGGCTCGCGCTGAGAAGATCCGCTTGCTCATTGAGGCCCATCGTGAATTTTTCGGTGATGAGGGTTTTGTCGTGTCCCCCCCGGGGGGCGGCAGAACTTGCTAACTCCAGCACGGCTCCGGCACGTTACGCCGGAAATCCACGACTTCCAGTCGTGGTCGACCATCTCCCGAGGTCGCTGCGGAACACAATTCCGTATCAGTGTGTTGACACTAGCTGGGCGTTATATTTCCTTAGCGAGTCGTAACGGGGCTAAAACCCTCCGAAAGCTCGTCGGATTTCAATTACGTACCAGCGCGGGCCCACATGTGAGGTGCACGGGGATGAATTTCTACCGCACCACAATCCTAGTGGGCTGACAGGTGGCCACTTGCGCCATGTCTCTTACCTTCTGAATTTATTCAGTTAAATTGAGGCCGGATCACCAGTGTCCGTAATACTTGGTACTCATCTGGTAGCGGGCTTATTGATTGCCTGCGACGTTCGGGAAGACACCAGTGTTTTAACACCTTATCCTGCTGCTAAATCAATAAAGTCATCTGGACTTAAAACAGAATGCCCCCCCGTGAAGGGGGCACCCGGCCCAGCTCTGCTGGGCCATGAGGTCGTGCCTACTCTAGGAGACCTCAGGCGGTTGGTTCGTTACCAACCAGGTGATCTGCTACCTAATGACCTAAAGCAGTTCTCCCACCTTCTGGAGCCCGCGAGTGATGATTCGAACTCGCCCGCTCCGGACCCGCAGGTGGATGTTGAGTTTCGTGTGGAGCGTCTTGGACGCTACCGCGAACCCGACAAGCGTGATATGAGGAATCTCGTCCCTCGTGTCCGCAAACAGCGCCAAAAGCGTGGAAAACGTGAGAAGAACGTTGATGCGTATGCCGATTCTAAGTTGGCACCTCGCACTGCCGTTCGACGACCGAAATCCAAGTTTTCTGGCGTTAGGGTTGGGGAAGCCTCCCACCCTGGGCCCCCCGAGCGTGGGCGTGGTGGTCGTGGTCGTGGTGGTCGTGGTGGCCACCGCGGCCGCGGCGCTCCACGCGGACGCGGCGGGGGTGCTCGGGGTGGGAGGGGTCGTGGGGGTGGTCCCCGAAACGCCGCTTGTTATAATTGCGGTGTTGTCGGGCACTACTCTAACGCCTGTCCTGCCGACGTCGCAGTCGTTGACGCCCCAGGTCTCGCCAATTTGGCGGGGTTGCCTGTGGTCGAAGCGATTGCGATTGCTGACCCAGCCCAAAGGCTCGCCGACTACGATGTCGACGCGCAATATCGAGAAGACCTGGCTAACGAGCTCGGAGTCCCAGTACCTTGGGATGACGATAGCAGCTCGGATGATGACGAAGATGATGCTGCCCAGCGGGAGAGCGATCGTCTGAAGCGGGTCGAGTCGACTATGGCGGACATGCATGCGAAAGCAGGTCTGCTATGGAACACCAAGGACATAAAATCACAGAACGATCGCGCTGTGGTTTTGACATCATTGTCCAACATCGCACGTAGCACTGGCATGCACGACTTCTATCCTGGAGACGTGGCAGCATTAGTCCAGAGCATCGTCGATGAGGAGCGAATCAAGAGTCTTTTGAGGAGGACTGAGTCTGGTAGCAGCTCACAGCACGACCCCTACGTGCCGACACTTTGGAAACAAGTGTGGGCGCGTTTGTGTGGACGTGATGGGAGCCGCGAAATTTGGTTGGCGGGGTTGTCTGATACACCGTGTCGCTATCTAGATCGTGTGGAGTCGGGAGAACCTTACACGTTTCTGGATGACGAATCACGGATCGGGACCATCGCTCGTAATTTCGTTACCGTGACTATGGGTGTGTTGGAAGAGGCAGGGAAAATAATTGCAGTATCCTTGCTCCAGCGCTCCCTTCACCACCTCATTGGACTACCACCCCCTGGCGCCCGCGGAGGTCGCTTGCGACAGTTTTCACCACTTCTAGGCATTGGCTCTTTGGTCATTGTCTCAGGTGCTGTTGCTGGCTTCGAATGTTGGCGTCGGGGGACAATGAACGTGCGCGCATTCTCCTTGCGCACGATCGGACATGCACTACTAACGGGATCGTACATTGGTGGTGCAGACGGGGGCCCTACAAGCCTCCGTGCGATGCCCGAGCAGACCTATCACGAATCGCTCTCCTGGAAGATTTATCGTCAGGGAGAGCGGTACGCGATGGATCCGCCCGACACAGCAGTAACGACCGTGCGGGCGCGCGGTCTTGTGTCAGTGTTCGGTTTGCACATCGGCTGGAACTTGTTTTGTGGCAAGTATCTCTCCAACCGTTATGCGCTGAACGTGACGCACTGCAAAGCAGACTTCGATGGTGTTCTCGATGCCCCTGTCACACAGGATGTATGTGTACAGGGACTTGTGAAACTTCCACCTGTCCTGCCAACTATGCTCAACAGTAAAGGCCGACCTACGGACGAGGTCGCTTATGGCTACTGTCGTGTACGCTGGCATGTCGACGAAGAATGCATCGCAAAATTTGGAACGCGGGACTTCGGTTCTGTCAGTGGTTTTCGAGCCACTGTGTTCCGCGCTTGCTCTCACTGCGAGAGGGCAGCCATATCTGGGCGTGTCATCAAAGCCCTACCAACCCTAGCACAGCCAGAGGAAGATATCTCTGATGAGTGGGCTAGGTTGACTGATATGGTCCTGGCTAGTTTTGACAAAATCACCAATGTCAGAACCGGCATCAACTTCGAGGAGTGGGTTAGTTCCATGCCCCGCTCGAAACGTGATATGTACCGCAAACTTCGCACTGGTATCGTTGAGTTGAAACTCTCTAAACGTCCTACTGTCCGCTATGAGGCTTCGTGCTTCATTAAGCGGGAGAAGGCTGTTAAGAGAGTTTTCGACTTTATAACCGTTGCGAAAACTGACCCCGCCGTCGCGATGGGGATAGAGGGGTTGAAGGACCCTAGGTACATTCAGGCTGCTGTTCCTGAATTCACGTATAAAACTGGGCGCTTTGTCCGCAGGTTTGCTAAGAACCTACGGAAAGCATTCCTTCC